CATGATTTAATTCTTCAGTATGGCAAATTAGAAGTAATGAATCAATTAGCGTTGATGTCAGGATTTGAAGAACCTGTGCCGCCTATTGATGTATTTATTGATGATCCATATTACCTTGGCAAATCTCTTGGTCAAGGATTATATCCTATCTGGAGAGAAGCTAGTAATGAGATTTTTCCATCTCCATATCATAGCCCTAAATCAGAGATTATACTTTCTGGAGCTATTGGACAGGGAAAATCAGTGGAAGCTAAATTAATAATTATGTATGATATATGCAGATTATTAAGTTTAAAGAATCCACAAGAATATTATGGCCTACTACAATCTACTATTATTAGTTTTGCGTTAATTAATGCTACTAAAGGATTAGCCGGATCAGTTCTTTGGGATGATATTAATCAATGGATAGAGAACAGCCCATACTTTAAAAGTAAGATTAATACTTCAAGAAATCGTCCCACTTTATTTATCAAAAACATTGATATTAATACAGGATCACGAGGACGAGATTTCTTAGGTCAAGCGGTTGTAGGTGCACTATTCTCTGAAATTAATGATCAAACAGTTGTTCATGGACAAGGTCAAGATAACTTAGATGTTATTTCAAAACGACGTACATCACGTTTTGCCCATAGTGGTAAAGAAATATTTGGTCATTTAATATTAGATTCATCTAATAAAGGTAATAGATCATTTATTGATGTAAGACTAGAACAGAAACGTAAAGATAATGTTGATGATATTATAGTATTTGCTCATTCCCATTGGAAAGCTCATGCTCATCATACCAATTATTCTGGCGATGTTTTTCAAGTATATGCTGGTGATGCTAATAGAGATCCATTCATTGTAAATGATGATAATAGATCATTACTTGCCAATCTTCAAGCAAATCGTATTATTGATGTACCAGTTGAGCATTTAACTGAATTTAGAGTTAATATTATTGAAGCATTAAGAGATTTGGCTGGTATAAGTACTTTTAGTACATTCTCTTTCTTGTCTTCTGCTTCTATTATTAATACTGTATTTAGTCGACCAAATATTGTTACTAAGCCAATCATTGAATTAGATTTCTTTGATGAAAACCAGTTAATTGAACAATATCTTGATATCAAAATGTGTGCATTCTTAGTACAGAAACCACGTTTTATTCATATTGACTTAGGCTTAAAATTTGATAGTACTGGTATTGCATGTTCTTATTTAGAAGGATATACTGATACTACTCATTTTGATTCTCTCACAGGTAAACAAATTATTAATCGTGAACCTGTTTTTGTTACTGAATGGGTAGCAGAGATACGTGCTATTCCTGGACAGGAAGTAGCTATTTATAAAGTTCGTGAATTTATTTTAGCTGCTAAACGTATGGGATATCCTATTCATACCGTTAGTACTGATGGTTTTCAATCTAGTGGATTGAGACAAGATCTGACACTAAAAGGTATAAAAACAGAATTAATTTCTGTAGATCGCACTAAGGACCCTTACAGTCATTTAAGAAATGCTATGTTGGAAGGTAGATTAACTGCTCCTAATAATGACAAACTTATTAAAGAAATTCGTGAATTAGAAGAAGGAGATCAGAAATATGATCATCCCGACACAGGTTGTTTTGCTGGAGATACATTAATAACTTTAGTTAGTAAAGAAATATTAAAATTTGTTTATGTAAGATTTGATGAAATTACAGAAGAATACTATAATTTATATTATATATTAAGTTATAATATTGAAACTACTAATTTTGAATACTCTGAATTTACAAATAGTAGAGTAACTAAAGAAGTAACAGAATTACTTGAAATAGAATTAGAATATGGTGATATAGTACATTGTACTCCTGAACACTTATTCTTAACTATTCAAGGATATAAGAAAGCAATTAATCTTACTGATCAAGATGATATTATTTCTTATTAAAGTTTTATGAGACGAAAAAGGGTTGCTCCTCTGCTACTGCGGAATCAGTAGATAGTCTCACCAATTTTCAGCCTATTCTGAGGTAAATATGATTAAATTAACACATAAAGAATTTTAATAAGACTATATTACCTAAAAGTAATAATTTAAGTAATCATAGTCTATATAGACATGATATTACTAAAGAGCTAATATTAGAAAATATAAAAGATACTCCTGATTTTCATACATTATTA